GTAATCGCTAAAGCCTATTACCACATCATCACTTTGAGCACTGTATACAGCATATTGTGTTCCTGTTGGTAGTTTGTATCTTGTTAAATATCCAGATGCTGTTTCAAAAGTATCTACTGGAAACTTATATCTTGCTGATATTCTTATTATAGGTGTTGATGTTTCTGTGTATGTGTGTTTTAAATTAACAGGTATAATGCTTATGTCTTCGTCTGTATTTATAAGTGACAAAGATCCTGTTACTATGCTGTCATCAAACTTTGCTTCTAATACTGGTAGATAAACTGTGTGAGTGTCTTTACTAAAGAACTTTAGGCTGTTAAACAGGTTTGTTGATGATTCGTCTGTTGGGCTTTTTTTTATAATAAACCCTTTAAAGCTTATTGAACTAGATTGTATTTGTCTAACAATGCTAGTTACGTCTATATCAATGTCAGATGTAGTGTAACTAAAGGACTGTGATGCTATGCTTCCTGTGTACCAAGTACCACCACCAGGAGTTGTTGTCCATGATGCTGTTGCATTTGCTGCAAAAGAACCTGTTTGCCAAGCACTTGTTAAATCATCTGCTGACGTCTTGTATGTCCAACTAGTTCCAGTAGTTGTTTCTGGAAAGTTACCATACCTTCCAACACCCATACTCCAGCTACTACTTATTGGATAACAATATAAAGTGTAGTCGGTAGGTATTTCGTTTGCTTCAGTTAAGTATAATTTTAAACTATAGCTAAACAGCTTGTCATTATATCCTAATGATGAAATGCTTTGAGAAATTGCTGTGTAGTCAAAGTCTAATAGAACTCTTGAGTTGTAGCTACTAGAACCAATTATAGTTTTGTTAATTTCTAATACAGCATCTAAACCAGTATTTTTTTTTGGATACTGTTCGTATATTGTTGTGTCTTTGGTTGGATAAAATCTTAGTATCATAATTAGAATGTTGCTATACGTCCTTTAATATCTATGTTAGGGTATTTAACTTCAAATATAGCTGGATCTAAACTTGGGTATATAATACCATTTCTTGTGGCTTCTATTATGTTATAGCTTATTGGGCTATACCCACTTAATGCATTATTTAGGTTGGTTATTTGTATGTTTGTAGCACTCTGCACACCTTCTACTTTTAACAATTGACTAAAGATATCGCTAATATATATTGGCTGACTAATTTGCCATTTATCAATATTAAAAAAACTTTTTATTGACTCTATACAATTTAACATAACTACGTTTGCATTATAATTTCCTAATGCTATTACATCAAAGTTTACTCCAATATTTACTACATAAGCATTTCTAAAATTTATACTATCAGTTAGCATTCTATACTGACTAAGATACGTTTTTAAGTTTTCTTTAATAGCTCTGTTTACTGTTGTTAAATTTTTATTAAGATCGTATCCAAGCATATACATATTCATAGCTAGTGGATTTGCAACAGTGTCTGTTGTATTTGTTGTTGTTATGTTGTTTTGTTCATCTGGCGTTATATAAACCTTTGCTACACTACCAAATTTATTTGGCATTGCATATGCTCTAACAATATAATCTTCTTTAGTTACAGCTCGATTTTGTGATGCTAACTGAGCTAATGCATTTTGTTTAACTTGTAATACAGGCTCTTCTCCAGCACCACCTGAAGCTGCTGTTGGATTATTGATTGCAATTGAATTAAGTACAATTGTGTTTAGTATTGTGCTTGTTGTTGGTAGATTTGAATTAGTTGTGTCTATTGCAATAATTTCTGATATTGTATTACTTGGTACATTTGATTTTATACCTCCACCAACTAGATAAGTTACTGTTAATGTAGTATATGATGGTGCAATACCATATGTACTTGTAATTATTGGTGATATTGGATCTATTGAAAAATCAATATTGTCTTTTCCTGTTGGCAATGTTAAGCCAATATTTTCTGGTGTAGCTAATAATTCTTCGTCTGGAGATGTGCTTACTCCAGCACCAAATTGTATTTCAATTCCTGACTCTGTTACACGTGTTATAAACCTTCTTGGTATACGTTTTAATTTTAATAAATATGGCGTTTCTTCGCTATATGTTGCTGCGTCAGGATCATTAAATGCTGTGTTTTGTACTTGTTCAAACACAGTGTCTTGTGCTAAATATGGTACTTCATACCACACATTATTATCAGCATCCACAATACTATCTATGCCAATTAAGTCAACATCTTCTATTACAAATTTAAAATATTTTGTAGCTTCTTGTACTACTATTTGTGTAGTTTTAGGTTGAGCTGATATTGCTTTTACTGTTTTTTTAGCTAAGTAATAGTTTGGAACACCAGTGTTTTGATCAATGTCATATACAGATATTGCTGTTGGATCAAATATATTATTAATTGCAAAATCAGTTTTATTTTGTATTATAAACTCTTGTCCACCGGATGTGCTTCTAACACGCATTCCAGATTCAATTTTAACTGCATAGTTTAAGTTTGGTGTTACTGCTGTTCCTACACCTACACTTGGCATTAATTGGTAGATATCAATGTCAACAACAGATGGTGCAGTTAGTTTTGGCTTATACCCCATAGAAGCTGCAATTGAATATATGTTGCGTTTTTCTGTTGCATGCACTATCATAGACTCTTTAAACTGGGAATCTATATAATAATTTAGTACATCACCTACATAAGCTGTCAATTCAATAAACATCATTCCAGGTGAGGCTTCGTTAAAGTCATTATAGGTATTAGGATAGTAAGCTTTTGTGAACTCAATTAACCCTTTTTTTAAAGAGTCAAAATCCCTGTCTATATATTTAACATCTTTTGATGTGTTTTTTTGATTAGCCATGTTTTTGTTTTACGTATTATTTTCTACAACAACTTCTATAGATCTTGTATCTAATTTATTGTCTTGTAAACTAATACTTAATAATATATTAATGCGGTTTGTGTCTGCATTGTTTGTTACAGCAACATTGTTTATAAATATGTAAGGTAACCAATAGTCAAAACTATCTTTTATTATTTTTTCTAAGTTTTCATTTATTAATTCATCAATTGGATCAAATAATATACTTTTTAAATTGCAACCAAATTCTGGTAACATTATTCTTTCTCCTCTATCTGTTAGTATTAGGTTTTTAGCGTTTGCAACTGCTTGATCAATTGACATGTAATTAAGTTTAAAAGCTGCTCCTGCACCAGCTATCATAGGTAAGTCTATACCAAGCGCTACATCTGGTTCAAAGTCTATTGGATTTATTTTAATCTCAACAGCCATTACGGTCTATTATTATTTGCTATTTGTTCAGCTGATTTTAAAACCTTAGAATAGTCTTTTACAAATGCTGCTGTTGGATCGTTACTCATTGCTGCTCTCATATTAGCACGTCCCATAGAAGCTGGTACATCATTTAATGTCATCATCCCCATATTCATTTCTGGCCATTCTTCTTCCTCTTCAGATGGAGCTGATTGCATACTTCGTGCAGTCTCTTCTAATATAGATTTTAGTGGTCCGTCAAACTGCACAAGTGGTTGTGTTCTTTGTGGTCTTGCAATTGGTGTTGTTGGTTTTTTTGTAACTGTTGATTGTTGCTTTTCCATGAGTAGTGGCTTAATTGCTTTTAGCTCTTCTCTTACGACAGTTCTTACTTCTTCGCGAATAACTTTTCGCATTAGATTTATGAATTCTGATCCTTTCATGTTTGTTTATATATAAATAGTTGTGTTTTTTGTTTGTTTGTATTTTGATTAAACATATTGTGAGAAACTAAGTGGTGATATGCCGGTCTCTGCTGGTGGTATTATTATGCCTTTTATGCCTTTCATCTGATTAGTAAAACCTAATTCCATTTCTTTTACTATTCCAGGTAATCCGTTTATGGGTAGTGCTTGTATCTTAGGACGAAATGATCCAACTTTAGTAACAATATGCTTGCTGTTAGTTGGTCCATACCAACTTGCACCAGTCCAATAAGCACGTATTGCTAATGTTAGTACAGCTTGCAGTATTGGCGCATCAATGTTTATTTTTTTCTTAGCTTCGGTTTTTTGTTCTGCTATCTTTTTTTCTTTTGCTTTTTCTTTTCTTTCGTCTAGTCGCTGTGTTACCTTTTTTAATATTTTTTTTATAAACTTTTTCATAAATAGCACAAACTTTTCATATAAGTCTTTAATTAAGTTAAAAATAATGTCTATAAAATAGTCGTTTTTAAGTAGCACATATGAAATATTGGCAACAGCATTACTTATTCTTGGAGCTGTTTTATTAAAAGCGTTTCCTATTATAGTGTTTGCGCTGCCTGTAGCAGTTGCACCACCTCTAAAAGCACTACCGCTAGCAGCACTACCACTAGCAGTACTACCACTGATGGGTGTTCTACTAGCTAATACTAATCCAGATGATAGTGTAGTTCCTGCTGCACCACTTACTTCTTCTCCTCTACCCGTTATATTTAACATGATACTTAACAACTCTCTAGTTTTAGTAAGATGTTTTTTTTCTAGTGCTCGTAGTTTATCCATGAAGCCAGGATGGGTTAGAAATTTAAGATCAAGTTTACTTATGATATCTAATATAGTTGGTATATCGTCTGTTGGATTTGTTAGGAAAGTAACAATACTTTTTGTGTTTTGTTTTATCTCTTCTGAACTTTCGTCATACATTTGTTTCAGCTCTTTTCCAAAATCTGTTTCTTTTACTTCTTTAAGCAATTCTTTTACTCCTTTAACCAACATTTCAACCAGTACCATAACATTAAATTCTTTCTTTATTCTAGCTTTTTCTTTTGTTTTAGCCCTATTATAACTTACTATTAATCCACTATTTGCTTCAGTTGGTTGTTTATGTCCTCTTTTAAAATTAATTTTTTGGTATTGATAGTAAGAGTCTAAAAAAGTATTAAATAGTGTTTCGTTTTGTGATGGTAGTACTTGCTTTGTGCTTAGATTTTGCAATAATCCTAAACCAGAGTCTGTCATTTTAAACACTTCTTTTCCAAGCTGATAGTAGTATGTAGCCTCGTCTATTATTTCTAGTGCTCTTTGTTTTTTAGCAGCTGCTTTGGCTTTTTTATCTTTCTTATCTGCAACTTCAACGTGAACTGGTATTAGATTAAGTAACATAATTTCTACCTCTTCACCAAAGGCTTTTATCCTAATTTCTATTTTTTCTTTCTGCTTTTCTTTATACGCTTTCAACTCAGCTTTTAGTTTGTCTACATCAACACTAAATATATAATCTAGCAGTCTTTCTAGTTTTGTTGGGTTATCTGCATAACTAGCTGCATTTGGCACTTTTTTTCTTGATTTTTTACTTCTATTGTTTTGCTTAAAGTCCCTCCATATACGTCTCACTTCTTTTACTTCTAAATAGATTACACAAGCTTCTTTTGCCATTAAACCCAGACTTTTTACCTCTGCTTCAAATAATTTTTGAAAAACTTCAAAATCAAGTTTAGCTTTTTTCATGATTATTGGTCCTATACCTTTTAATAAAGGTGTTTTAAGTCCAATTGCATTGTAGTAGTCAGATAGTTTTTTTAGTTCTGTTCGCAGTTTACCAATGCTCATATTACTAAAATCAAGCTTTGGATCATCAATTGCTGAGGCTTCATTAAATTGCTGTTTTATTTGCTCTTGGGTTCTTTCATAAGCTTCTATTATAGTTTTTTGATATTTTTTAATTCTTGCTTCTAACCCCTTTTCTTTATCGTTTGCAAAATCGTTCCACTTATCGTTAAGCCTCTCTTTAGCTTTTTGTATTGTATCCAATCTTTTTGCTAATTCTAGGGACAACTGTATATTTTTTTTCCATTTGTTAATTTGTTCTTTATGGTCTTTTTGCCACAATTCAAAGCTTTCTTTTTGTTTTTTTAAGAATTTTACTATGTGACCATTTTCTATTTTCTCACCTAATTGTTTAATTTTTTTCTGTACAAACTCCTTACATTGGTCTATTTTTACTTGTATTTGTGTTTGTATTTCTTTAATTAACTTGTCTTTTTTATATTGTAATTTTTTTAATTTAGGTTTAATGTATCTTATGAATAAATCAAATTTAGTAATTAAATCATATACTTTTTTTAAAGCAGGTCGACGACCTAGCATATCTTTTACTAGTTTTGATAGTGCTTCTGGTTTGAAGTATAACGCTAACTCCATGATACTTTTTCCTAAATTTATTAAGTTTTGAACCATGTCAGTTATTATACTTTTAATCATAGTTTTTATTCCAGCAAAATTGTTTGTTGGTGTTCTAGGCGTTATAGACATATAAATAGAATCTTTGTTCTCTGCAATACTGACTTGGTAAGTTTTAAAAAGCTCTTTTGCCATTTCTTGTAATGCACGCTCTTCTGTTTCAAAAACTCCGTATTCCTTGGCTGCGTCGGGTACTTCTACTTTTGTATAGCGTACTACGTATTCTTTTTTCATGGCTGCACCAAGTTGCGCACCTATTGTTGACTTATCATTTACATAGTTTTGTATTAGATTTGCTAGTTTTAATATAGTATTTAGTGATAGTAAATTTCCATTTTTAACTAGATCTATTATTTCTTTTTCCTTACTAAACAGTTCAGATATAACCTGTTCACCAGTTTTTCCATAAGTAGATCCAAAATTACCTGCCTCTATTTTTATTTTAAAATCATCAATAGTTTTTAACAATCCTTTTATTTGATCTTTTTGATATTCTATTTCATCTCCCAGTTCTCTCTTAATAAGCTCTATAGTTGGCCCAATGTTTTGTAGTTCTTGTTTTACTGCTTTTATGTCTTTTATTGTTTTTACAATTTCCTTTTGTTTAGTATTCAATCTTGCATATAGATCTTTTACAGTTCGTATAAGACCTTCTATATTTGCTTTGTCTACTGCTTGCAGTTTTGCAAAATAATATAAGTAAAGAACATTGTACATGTTTTTTTCTCGTGCCTTTGCTGCACTTTTAGTAATACCAGATGCACCTATGTTAAATGGAGGTGGTATGAATGCTGGTGGAACTGCTAATCCTGGTGCTGGTAGTACTGGTGGAACTCCTATTGGCAGTCCTTTTTGTACTGTGGAACTGTAATGACTTGTTATGGCTTTTGCCCAACCTTCTGGACCTGATACTCCACCTGCTTGTACTAAAGCAAATATTGGTTGAGTGAATGTTAATTTAAAATTTATTGGCATAATGTCTATTCGTCTTTATATCCTAGTCTTAATAACATTTGTACTAGTCTTGGTGTTGGACAAGTGTCTGTG